AATTGTCTTAATTTCTTTGTCAAGCAAATAAACATTGCTCAACATGTTAGACTCTAACATTGATTTGATTTTGTTTCCACTTGTTGCAAAGTCACCATTGTAGTGTTCATGGTTACCCATGATGTACACCACATGTGGAAATTGAAACGAACACCTTTTAAAAAAGTCGGTAACACGATTGCTACGAGAACCTTCTAGGAAGTTGTTTGGGTCAGGTCGACCAATGTCTGCGGCAACGCAAATGTCACCACTAAGGATAAGAACATCGGCATTGTTATCATTGTTGATAAACAAGTCACCGAATTCTAAGTGTATATCTGATGCGATTGAAATTTTCATAATGTAAGTATAACACAAAAAAATAAGTTGTGGGGCAAAGATGGGAGCCAAAAGGCTCCCAACAATCAACTTACTGTTTCAGACAGAAGTTGTTTTTTGGCAAAATTGAGTTCTTTGCTTAACTCAATTTTTCTTGGTTTCTTATGTTCAGGAATTACATTCTCTAAACCGATTTTAAGAATACCGTCTTTGAATTGGGCACCACGAACCTCAATAGTTTCACTCAATCTAATTGACTTTGTGAAAGAACGAGTAGCAATGCCACGATACAAATAGTCCACTTCTGTTTGGTCTTTCTTATCACCTTTAACGACTAGTGTGCCGTCTTGAAATTCAACATCAATTTCATCTTGACTAAAACCAGCAACAGCCATCTCAACGACATACTTGCTGTCATCGATTTTGATGATGTTGTGTGGGGGAAAAGATGTATTGCGTTGTGGTGCAGTACCTTCAACGAGTCTTTCCAACTCATTGAACAGGTGGTCAAAACCAACAAATTGTGGATATAATGCTGTAAAGCGTGTCATAGTTTTCTCCTTTTAAGCGAGTTACAAAATTAGTGACCCCGAAGGCATCACATTTCTATTTATCCTGGACCTCGAAGGCATTCAGGTTAACTAGAAATTCTCTCTGAGGGTTCTCTTCTTTGAAAACCTTCACAAATGTTATGTTCTCTGACGATACAGTCTCTTTGATATTTCTTGTATAGACAATATCACCTGAGTACCTATTCTTCAATTTCACAATTTTTTCTTTCACATTTTTCATAATAAAATCTCATATCAGTAATCGGTTTTCTTTTTACCGATGTTATATTTAGTGACCAACTGCCATTCATCTTTTTCTTTGAATGAAATAATCTTTATCTGATGCAGAGGTGCAATGTTGTCTGTCATTACTTGTCGATTGACAATCTTAACGAGACCCCACTCTTCTAACAAGTTGGCGATAGCATTTCTACGAGAAATATCATTATCATCAATAGTAGCCTCTTTACCATCTAAGGCAAAAAGTTCTTTAAAGTGGACAATGTAATATTGTCCTTGTTTGTGTAGAATATGACAAGATTGATACAGGACTTTTTCTTTGCGTGAAGATACCCCAATACGGGTTAGTGTTTCTCTTACTTTTAAAAAATCATCTTGCTCTTTCAATGTCACTTCAATAAAGTTGTTCAAATCAATCATTTTCCGCCAATATCCGTTTTTCTTTTTAGTTCTTGGATTTGTTCATCACTAAGAAGGCGAAGTGCCTCACGGGCTTTGGAATTTGAATAGCCGAAGATTATCTTGATGCATTCTATATCTTCACTTTTTTCAGATTTAGCCCACTTGGTGAAAGGTCTTTTGCGAGACCTAACGGTATTTAGTAAAAAATCATTTTGCATTTTGCCATCAATGTAATGCCTCAAGTTCATCTCATTAGCAAACAGAATGCAATCTTTATGGTACGAAAGTGACCGATTAGTCAGAAACGGAACATACTCTTTCTCTGTAAGGTCATCAACAATTAACTGCTGTTTACCTTGCAAAATTTGGTTTACAAAGTCAAATGGTGTCATGGTCAGTACTTTGAAATAGTGTACTTACGCATCTCATCCATGTACTCATCTGAGACTCTCTCGACTGGGACAACAGCATCTTGCACGATGTTAACCAAAAGCATTTCACGACCATCTTTAGTATTGTATTTTCTAATCAAAAACTCTTGCGGGTTCACTTTGAAAATCCAACCTTCCCACTTGTATGAATGCGAAGGAGCAGGCACTGCTACAAAATACAACTCATCTACACCACGACACTTCTTCAGTTGATTGGGTTTGAATGTGAAAGCATTCTGCATGATAAAAGGAACTTGAGTCTTTACCTCAATCTTCTTACCATCACATACCAAATCTTTTTCTCTATCATACGGGTCGATTGATTCTTCAACAACAAGACCTTGTCTACTGAAATAGTTGACAATAATCTTTTCACCAATACGACCTAACCAATCCATCTTCTGTTCGTTGTTCATACAAACTCACAATCTGCCATGATTTCAATTAGACATGCCACCACATTAATTTCAGTGTCGGCAACGAATGCATTCTTGTATTGATAGTCAGCAAGAATCAATACGGCACGAGGAATGCTTTGTGGTTTTATCGAATCATAAAGTGAGTCATAAATTTTACGAAAGAAAGTTGTTGGGTCAATGTCATTGCTACCAACCCATTTACGAATTGATGTGAAGTCTTTCTCTTTCATAAACTTGATGATTTCAGAAATTGAAACATCTTGAATCTGAGCCAGAAGACCTGTATCAATCTTTTCAAATTTAGAATATCGCTGTAGTTCATTCAGCACACGGCGAAAGTCTGGAAAGTGTTTCTTGATGATTTCAACAATCACCTTGTCTTCATATTCGATGTGTTCTTTCTCACCAAGAATGTTTTGAATTCTCTTAAAGAAAGTACCAGCCATCTTAGCCCGTTCACCATTCTTCAAAACAAATTCAACCACAGCACAGCGAGAGTGCAATGGCTCAATGATTTTGTTTTTGTAGTTACATGTAAAGATGAATGAACAATTAGAAGAATACTCTTCAATTGCATTACGCAAAATTGCTTGTGCGTTTGGTGTCAGATAATCAGCCTCATCGATGATGACAACTTTACGACCACCTGCCATCGACATTGATGATGCATAGTTTCTGATTTTGTAACGAATAGTGTCAACACCATTCTCATCAGAGCCATTAATAATCATGTAGTCACAACCAATCTCTTCACACATGGCTCTTGCAATTGTAGTTTTACCTACACCTGCACCACCAGTCAAAAGAAGATTGGGTATGCTACTCTGATTAACATATTCCTGAAATGGTTGTTTCAACCTATCAGGAAGGATACACTCTTCAACCGTCTTAGGGCGATACTTCTCCACCCATAACATATGTTCTGACATTCAAATTCTCCATAATAAAATAAGTCATATTAAGATTCAATAGCAACTCGGTGCCACTCATCTTCAATTTTCATCCACAAGCGATTGTCTTTACCAACAGTCATAGCAACCTTATGAGTGGTTTCAGGATTCATAGGAGCAAAAATGAAATTTCCACTTTGTGGTTTTGGCTTCTCACCATATGCACCGTTGATTTGAAGCGTTGGTGCACCTTCTGGTGGTGCAAGATGACTAATGTCTTTGTGTTCATTAGCCATCTCTTTCACTTGTCTATAAGATGCAACACCTACAGCAAATGCACCAATGATACCAGCACCTTTTAAAAAATTACGCCTCTGTTCCATTGCGAATTTCCTCGATGCGTTTTTCTAAGACTGAGATTGCGGTATTGAAATGTCCAGTACCTTCTGTCTCTGGTTTGAAGTAATATCTACGAAGTGTCTCAACTTCAGTTTCTAATACTGCAATGTATTCTTCACGAGTGGTTTTAAAAACTTGCATGATTAAGCACCTTCAAACTTTGAACCGCTTTCAGTCGCCAACCAGTATTCCATCTTGCGATTTTTGTTCTTGAAGTGTGCAAGACCTTTAGATGAAATCTGTACATCATATGCACCAGTAATAACTTTAGAGAGATTCTCTGTCTTGAAGATGATACGATAAACATCACCGTTACCAGTAGCAACTTGCAAAGAGTCACTATGTGCGGCATCATTTTGTAAGTCTAGTGTAGATATACAAACATCAGTACCATCACTCTCAATAGCGATATGAGGTGAACTCAAAACAGATGCCACACGATTAACCCATGTAAAATCTTCTTCAGACAATGCTAATGTGATTTCTGGTGTAGGAAGAACAATGTTCTTCTCAGGTGGTGTTTTAATCATAGTAGGCTCACAATAGCGATACTTGATTTTGCTACGACCTTTATTGCTGACAATCTTAACTAACTTGTCCTCAAACTCAAACTCAGGAACTTCTTTAGACAAAGACACTACAGAAAGAAAAGTGTTCAGTTCATAGATGCCAAAGTCTTGAGGAAATGAATCATCAATAGTCGCCTCAGCAAGAATTGTCTTCTGTGAAGAAACGGTTCTCAATACATTACCTTTTTTGAAGTAAAGACCCGAATTGATATTCGCATAATTCTTCAATACATCCATCGTGTTAGTGGACAATTTCATATTTAACTCCATTCAAAAATAACATTATAACAAACTATCTAAAAAATTGCAACATGCTTTTGACTTCATTGCCTAAGTCTTGCAAGGTGCCATGGTTGTCAATCACATAATTGAATTCAGAACCAATCCAGTCCCATTCCGATTTGTGAATACCCATATTTGCCATACCCATGGTTGCAGATGAGAAACCTCGATTAGCATCCTCTGCAAGATAATACCAAACAGGTTCTGGTCCTCTTTTCACTCGAACAACAACTCCATTATTGTCTTGAATGTATTTGATTTCGTTTTGAAACCTAACATCAGTCACTACAACATCTTTGTTTTTTGCACGATTAAGAAGAGATATTACCCACAGGTCTTGGTGAAATACATTTCTACCAGCCTCAGTTCCCATCAGTTGCAATGCTAGTCTTGGTGTGAATTCATATCCGAATTTTTCACTCCAATATGAATCAGGTTTCTCACGCCAAGAACGGGAGACCTCGGTGTCACCTTCCAGCAACTCCCGAGGCCAACCGAACATGACGGCGACAGCATCCTTTAAAGGTTTTGCAAAAGAATCTTTTATAAAACCTTGTTCAACTAATAAGTCACCGACTGTACCTTTACCTGAACCTATGAAACCAACTAACCCAATAATCATAGTTTGCCGGTAAGTTCAGCTACTTTAGGCATGTCACCAGTGAAGGCATATGTTCCAATGTGCTGAGTTTTCATCCATGGACATAGCCAAATCTCACCACCCATCTTACGCCACATTTGACAGAACATATAATCTTCTGAAAGATAACGGTCTGTACCACCACCAGTGATTGACTCTTTCGAATCGATTACTGTATCGAAGTAGGCGTGGATGTATCTTGAACCATCAAAGTTTGATTGTCCAACATGGTCTGGTTTGTATCTGATGTTTGGATATTCGACAGCCATCTTATCGAATACATGGCGCTTGACTAGCATGTAGCCAGTACCAATTTCCATCACTTCAAGTGGCTCCGTTACTTGAAACTGTGAAGTACCTTTCACGACATTGAAAACATATTCGCCAACAAGTTTCTCTAGTTCACGAGGATTCATGTTAGGATGTTTACGAGCCGCCTCTGCAACATTACCCCAATTGATAGATTTCTTAGGGTATGGTCCACCAATAACATCTTTATCTAATGCTAACAGTGCAACTACATCTTCTGGATTGTAGTGTACATCAGAATCGATAAAAAGTAAGTGTGTGTAACCTGAGCGAAGAAATTCATCTACCAAATAATTTCTTGCACGAGTGATTAGTGATTCATTGAATAGAAAAGAAAACTTAGTTTCGATTCCATATTTACCTAATGTAGATTGTAAGTCTAAACAGGATTTAACATACATCCCATGAGCCATACCTCCATACATTGGTGTTGCAATGAACACTTTGTGATTTTTCAAATCTTCAACTTTAACTTGTATTTCCATAATGTTCCTATGATAAAAAGAGGTGTCACTTTTATGTATGTGACACCTCTTTCATTTTCAGGCTTTTTTAGGCAAAAGCACTAGAACCCATAACTGCATACGCAGTTGCAATCATATCACGAGTTGGCTTACCCAAACGGTAAGCGGTACCATTTTTAGTTTTGTTGGTATAGATGCTGTAACCTTCTGCACGGAGTTCTTGAACACGAGCAGGCAATCTAGCAACACCAAAGCGGCGTTGAGCCTCGGCTTCAGTCAAGGATTTTCCTGTGCTGAAAAACTGTACCAATTTTTCGTTTTGTGATTTAGTCATAATTAACCTCATTAATGTAAGTCGCAATTTTCAAAGTATAACCTGAGAGGCGACATATCTCTCAAGATTCTAATATTATAATAGAAAAAGACCCTCTTGTCAAGGGTCTTTTCGGCTAAGGTGTATTGTTTACTTTAGAATGGTACTTCATCACCTTTGAATGAGGGTGCAGTTGCCGTCACTTCAGGAACAGTGTTAGCCATATTCACACTTTCATCAACTTTGGTATACAAGTCAAGGAAAGATGCTTTCGTATCTTCATCGAAACGATTCAGGCAATACTGAATTGCTTTGAGTCGGTCACCAAAGA